GCCATCAACGACGCGGGGAAGCCGTTGGCGATGGTACGGACCGTCAACTATACCATCACACCCGATGGGGCGTATTCGGTTCTGGGCTCTGATGGCAGTTTTAGTCGGGATCATCCTATTCGGACTCGCAACCATCTTGTCCGTTTTTCCCGCGCACTGAAGATCGAGCAGAGCCATGAGATGGCACTGCCGACTGGCTGGCCGGAGCCGAAGTTCGACATGGTGCTCGGGTTCGAGGACTCGCGGTTGTTCGAGTGGGACGGCCAGCTGTGGACACTGTCGACGGTGCGCGAGTTGACCGAAGAAGGCTGGTGCGAGCAGGTATTGGCTCCGGTGTCGTCTGCCGGCTACGGCAGTTCGTGGACGGTGGTCCGTCCGGAGTTGCGCCGGCACGAGAAGAACTGGATGCCGTGGGTTCACGCCAGGGGCCGGTTGGACATCGTTTACCGGCTTGGCACCATCGTGAACCGGGTTGGCCGTATAACGCATCAGCACGACTGCGAGCTCGCCGTCGGCCAGATTAGCGGCGGGTCGCAGGTTGTCGAGGTCGAGGGCAACCACATCGCGCTGGTGCACGAGGCGCGCACCATCCCGGGCCGTCCGCACAATCGCTATTACCAGCACCGGTTCGTGTTGCTTGCCGATGATGGCAGCCTGATCGGCATCTCACAGCCGTTCGTGTTTCACGACCGGCAGATCGAGTTTGCTGCCGGGTTGGCGTATTTCCCGGAAGAGGGGAAGCTGCTCGCCAGCTATGGCGTGCGCGACTGCGAGGCGTGGCTTGCCGAGATGGATGTCGGCGAGGTGCTCGGTTTCCTTGCCCAGGGGAGGTTGGCGTGATCACGGCCGTGTCGGCCTACGTTCCGATCCCCGGGCATCCGCGCTCGGAAGAGGACTATCATGCGCTGGGCCAGCAGTTGCGCGCGCTCGACATTCCACTGATGACGCTGGAGGCATCGATCGAGGATTGCTGGCTGTTCGACTATCTCGCGCAGCGCCAGCGCTGTTTCACCCACTCGACTGCCGATAACCCAACCAAGAACTCTGTCGCCTACCACATCGTGCAGGCGCAGAAGAGCGAGTGGCTGGTCGAGGCGGCCTACGTCAACCCCAAGGCCGATGTGCTGGTGTGGATCGATTACGGCATCTTCCATGTTCCCGGCGTGACCGGCGCGATCATTCGCGACTTCATGCTCCGCGCGCGCGACGAGCAGGCGATCGCGATCCCCGGCTGCTGGGACCGCAACTACGCCTACGACGACAAGTGGCCGTGCTGGCGTTTCTGCGGCGGGGTCATCGTGGTGCCGCGCGACCAGGTGATCGACTTTGACACCGCGATGAAGCGCGAGTGCGTGCAGTGGCTCGAATCGACCAACAACCTGTCGTGGGAGATCAACACGCTCGCAAGGGTGGAGCAACACTACAAGGAGCTGCCGATTTGGCACTACAAGGCGGATCATGACGCCACGATGTTCACCGCCTACCAGTCCACCCGGCACGGCACGGTGCATTGATGTTCGACGAGAAGATCTATTTCGACATGGTGCGGGTATCGCTGTTCGGCGGCGAGCTTACCCAGGGCCTGGTCAACGGGCATAAGTTCATCCTGGCGTCGTGGGAGCGCGACCCGACGACCACGGACCTGCGCTGGCTCGCCTACTCACTGGCAACTACACTTCATGAAACTGCAAAAACGATGCTGCCGATCGAGGAGTACGGCAAGGGCAAGGGGCAGCCCTACGGCCTGAAGGATCCGGTTACGGGCCAGGCCTATTACGGCCGCGGGTTCGTGCAGCTGACGTGGAAGGAGAACTATCGCAAGGCCGATCGGGAGCTGGGGCTTGAGGGCGACCGGTCGTGCGAACTGCGTGCCGATAATGCGCTCAACCCGGAGATCGCTGCCGACATCATGTTCAAGGGCATGGCCGACGGCTGGTTTCGCGGAGACGCAAAGGGCCGGCACACGCTGTTGCGCTATTTCGACCACGTCACCGACGATCCGTTCAACGCCAGGAACATCATCAATGGCGATCGCAACACGGTGCCGGACTGGTCTGGAGGCAAGTCGATCGGCAAGCTGATCGCCGGATACCATGACAAGTTCATGGATGCGGTGGATGCGGCCTGGGTGGAGTCTCCAGTGCCGGTCGAGCCAAATCCGGAGGTGGCTGTGGTTGACATCACGACCGTCGGCAACGTCACCATCAGGATCAACGGGAAGACCATCGAATGGTAGATCCCGTCACCATAACCAAGGCGGCTGGCGGCTTCACCCGGGTGATGCAAAACGAGCCACTCAGTCTTGCGCTTTGCGTCATGAACTTCGCATTGATCGGATTCATGTATTTCCAATCGACGCAGTTCAACACCCAGCGAGTCGACAATGTAAAATTGTTCACCGACGTGCAGCGCGAGGTGCAGAAGCTGTTGAGCGAGTGCATCGTCCCGCCGCGTCAGCAGCGTGGTGGATTGCCAGTCGATCCGGAAGCGCCTACCAATATCTCTCACCCCGGCGAGAGGTAAATTTACATGAAGACGTGTCCTTGCTGCGGCCAGTCCCTGCCCGAGAAGCGTCTGGGCGTGCGCCTGACGCCGCTCAAGGCGCGCATCTTCGATGCCGTCAGGCTTGCCGGCGACGACGGCGTCATGACCGATGACTTGTACAATGAAATTTACGCTGACCGGCGGTGCGAGATCAGCACGCTCAAGGCACACATCTGGCAGATCAACGATGTGATCGCCGACGAGGGTTATCGGATCAGCAACAAGAAGTTCGGCTACGTGTTGAGGAGGCTGTCATGATTGCCATAGCCTTGAACGTACTATGGTTTTTGATCGGCTTGATCGTGCTGGCCGGGATCGTGTACCTGGCCATATGGGTTGTGGAATCCTTCATCTATCCGATTCCCGAGATGGTGAAGAAGGGAATCTGGGTGATTATCTTGCTTCTCGCTCTCATCGCCCTGCTGACCGTGCTCGTGGGAGGTGGCACGATGCACTTTCCCTCGCTCCGATGAGAGTCAGGTAGATCCGTTGCCGCCGTATCCACCGCGTCCACCGGATATCTGTAAAAATTGCTAGGAGATTGACATGGCACTTACCAAACGCGCGCGGATCATGGTGTGGGCGACGGCTGATGGCCGACTCAATAGTTTTACTTTCGACTTGCTGACTGCACCCTATTGGGTCGGCACCGCGCAGCCGGGCGGCCAAGGCGGTCGAATGGGCACCTGGTTTGCCGACAAGTCACCGCCTGGTCCGGCACCGGTTGGCGTGGCGGTGATCAGCGGTGCTGATTCGGCGTCGCTCGCTGGCACTGTGGTCACCATCAACGTGCCGATCATGCCTAACAATTCAATCTACCACGTCGTGCTGGATTGCCTGTTTGCTTAAGAATTTCTTAACAATTAGCGGTTAGCCTTCTCACAGCTCACACCGTGAGGAGGATTTCTATGGCTGCGTTGAAGACGAAAGAGAACGTCGAGCACAACGTCACCTTCGCCAAGGGTGGCAACACCAAGATGTTCACCAAGCAGGCCGCGGAGCCCGCGGAGTCCGGCGTGACGGTCGACAAGTCGGGTAACGATTCTGCGCCCGGTCCGAAATACGCCGCCGGTGGCTCGACCAAGATGTTCGGCTTCAACGGCGCGCAGGCGGCCAAGGCGGGCATCACGGGGGCGCGCTGATGCCTCCCCCGCAAGGTCCGATCATGCGGCTGGCGCGCCGCGTGTCGGGACCCAAGCCCATGCCGATGGACCCGAACAAGGCCGTGATGGCGGCGCCACGGCTGCGTCCGACTACGACGCGCGAGTACGGCAAGGGCGGCACGCCGCTGTCAGGTGCTCCTGACATGGGCGTGCGCGGCGCCGGTATCGGCTACGGAGGCTATAATCCCAATGTTCCACAGTAAGCCGTTCAAGAAGGATCTCACGCCGTTCGCCAAGGGCGGCAAGGTCGTCAAGCACGTCGGCAAGGGTGCGCGCGAGCAGTCGAACAGCAGCTTCGGATCGCTGACCGGTGGCGATGCGATGGCGCGCATGGCGAACAACTATCCCAAGACACCAGCAGGTCCGGCGCCGACGGAGAGCATGGGCGGGCCGCCTCTTGGATCGTCGCCGGTCCCGATGGGCACGCGGCCGCCGGGAGCCCCGACGGCGATGATGCCTCCTGCTGCTGGAGGTGAGCCGGACGAGGACGATGCTGCGTGAGCTCGATAACCGATCTGGTGACCAAGGCACGCTTTCTGCGCAACGCTTCGCCCCGGGCCTACGACGAATTTTGTGTGGCGTTTGCCAATTATTCCGTGAATGCGCTCGATGCACTGGTTATGGCAACTGACGATTTGCAGTTGCAGCAGGGTTATGTGCGGCAATGCCGCACCATTATGAAAGCGCTTGAGGAGGCCAAGAATGGTTGACGTCGCCGTTGATCAAAAACCGCTGTCCAAGTTGCCGTATGACACCGACGACATCCCCGATGCTGTGAAGCAGCGGGTCGCCGCGGTCGAGGCGCTGTACACTCCCTCGAACGGACAGCCTGCAGCTTCCGAATTCCCTTCGCAGGCGCCGAAGGCCGAACCAGCCGCACCCTCCCCAGCCACGGCTGCTACCCCATCGGCGTCTGCGGACCCGCTCGATGAAAATGATCTGAGCTGGAAGCATCGGTTCCTGGCGATGCAGGGTCGTCATATTGCGACTACCAAGACGATCGGTGAGATGCAGGAGCAGATGAACCAGCTTGCTAGCGAGCTGATGCTCACCCAGCAGCAGGCACGAGCGCAGCCGAAGCCGCGGCAGCCGCAGCAGACTTATCTGACTGACCAGGATGTCGAGAATTACGGGTCCGAGCTGATCGACGTCACCCAGCGTGCAGCGCTGCAGGCGATCCAGCCGCAACTGCAGGCGGTCGAGGCGCAGAATGTCGAACTGCAGCGGCGACTGGCGATCGAGGCGCGACGGCGACTCGACCAGGCGGTCGAGCTCTCGGTGCCGGACTACAAGGAGATCGATCGCAATCCGCGCTGGCACCGCTGGCTGCTCGGTGTTGACGTTTTGTCAGGACGTGTTAGACAGCAATTGTTGAACGAGGCTATCTCAGCGGCTTCGGCCCCTAGAGTAATCTCGTTCTTCAGAGGCTTCCAAAACGAGGAAGCAGCCACGGGCCACATCGAGCCAGCGCCATCCTCCCAGCAGCCAGCGGCTCCTAGGGAAGCGGCGATACCACTGGCTTCTTTAGCGGCTCCTGGACGGGCAAGGCCGGCGACCGGTGGCGACACCTTGTTTCCGCCCGACAAACCCATTTACTCACGCGCCCAGATCGCACAGCTGTACCGCCTTAAGCAAAAAGGCGCGTATGTCGGTCGCGAGCCTGAATGGGCTCGCCAGGAACTCGACATTATCGCAGCAGGCAACGAAGGGCGCATCCGGTAAACCGGGGGTCGCCCGTCAAACCATGTGCAGTGGCCCCCATGCATAAGGGCCACCACGATGCCTATTACGGCTGCTCCCTTCGGTATCGCTACCAGCGGTACGACACCTCCACTGACTCCGGTCGGATCGACCGCCAACACGCTGCAGGCAACCGGGTTTATTCCGGAGATCTGGTCGGCGAAGCTGGTGGAGAAGTTCTACGCCTCGACCGTTCTTTCGGCGATTTCGAACACCGACTACGAGGGCGAGATACAGAACATGGGCGATCGTGTGAAAATTCGCACGAAGCCGACGATCACCATCAAGGACTACCTGGCGGACGGCCTGCTTGGCCTTGATCGCCCGTCCGGCGGCTCGATCGAGCTCTACATCAACATCGGCAAGTATTTCTCGCTGATTCTCGACGACGTGATGGAGATCCAGTCCGATCTCAACGTGCTGTCGATGTGGTCAGACGATGCTGCCCAGCAGCTCAAGATCACGGTCGACCGCGACGTTCTCGGCGGCATCGTCAATGGCGCGCACGCCAAGAACCGGGGTTTGACTGCCGGTTTGATCGGCGGTCCGATCAGTCTTGGCGTCAAGGGCACGCCGCTGACGGTGGCGAAGACACCCACTGCTGGCCAGGTCGACATCCTGGAAGTGCTGCTTCGCATGGGCCAGTGCCTCGACGAGCAGAACATCCCGGAGGAAGGCCGCTGGGTGGTGATGTCGGCGGCTGCCGGGCGTTACCTCA